CTTGGTGACGTGTTGTTAGGACTGTCGTACGATCAACTTGTTCAGACAGGCGAAGCCGCAATAGGAGTCACGTCTGCTTTGCAAAGTGCCGCTGATGCTGGCACACCCTTTGCGGGTGCGATGCTTGAAGCAGTGAGGGCTGGAGAGATGACGGGCGAACAGGTGAAGAACTTGTTGTACGACCTGCATGATCTGTCTAACGCTTTCGATGACAACAGAGAAGCGTTGAACAATGAGAACAAGGCCTTGCTAGAGAACGCTGACACCGCCAAGTATTTCTCTTCAATACTTGGTAGCGACCTTTACAATGCAATTCTCGGCTCAAGTGGGGCTATGGCTGTAGCCGCTGGTCGCACTGATGTCTATACGTACACCGTTGAAGAATTGACTCGTCGAACAGTTAGCGCAACAGCGGCGCAGAACGCTTACTTAGGAGGGTTCGCTGGTGTGTTCCCTGAAGTAATAACTACAGCAGGCAAAGTTGTACAAGAACTATCTGTTATATACGGCGAGTTAGCAAGTGAAAGCGACAAGGGTACAGTCGCTCAAGATAGGTTCTTGGCGAAGATTGGTTTGCTCGACGAGATGCTTGCTAACGAATTAGTCGTCAGCACGCAAGACGCAATCGACAAGAACATCAAACTCGCAGACACTCTTGGCGACTCACAGGGTTCTGCACTTGATCTCAGTTCTGCTTATCGTAACCAAGCGAAAGAGATCACGACACTGTTGCTGAAGACGGCTCAGTACGGTGGTTCTAACAAAGACGCAATGCAATCAGTCGCACTTATGGTTCTTCGGTTGGGTGATGCCGCACGTGCGGCTGGGTACACCGATGAGCAGGTACGTGGACTCATTGACTCGATGGGGATACTCGACGGACTTGAGGCACAGTTCGGTGTGAACTTTGCTATCAACACCGCTGACCTCGATAAGCAGATCGCAAACATAGAAGCCGCTATCGGCAATATGTTGTGGTTCGCTGGTGCGGCAACAGGTGACACCACTTCCAAACTAAGTAAGACTCTTGCAGACTTGAAAGCAATCAAGTCTGCGATAGGTAGTTCAAGCGGTTCTAGCGGTGGCGGTCGTGGTGGCGGTGGCTCTTCTAAAGCCCAACCTGAGGACCCATTCGCTTGGGTTGAAGGTTGGGTCGACGACATAGCGAGTTATGCGAACGAACTGATCTCAACAGACTTCCGTGACGCTCTGCTATCAGGTTCATCGAAAGACATCGCAAAAGCATTACAAGCAACACTCGAAGAAGCAACCCGCCTTGGTTTGCAAAACTTGCCACAGTTTGCAGGGTTTATCGACAAGATCAAAGAGCAGTTCGCTCGTCTTGGCGACCTCGCTGATCTAAGAGATTCGCTGACAACACAACTCGCCGAAGCAACTAAGTCGCTAGACAAGTTGAAGTCAACGTTAGATAACACAGCCGAAGCCGCTGGAAGGTTTGATTCAACCATTGCTGGCAGTCAAGCACCATTGACGACGTTGCTCGACCAAGCGTTAGCGGCTCAGGCGACTCTTGATGATCTCAAGTCAACACTTGACAACACAGCACAAGCCGCAGGCAGGTTTGACTCAACCATTACGGGCAGTGAGAAACCACTAACCACCTTACTCGACCAAGCGTTAGCGGCACAGGAAACTCTTGATGGTCTTAAGTTAAAACTAGATGAGACAGCACAAGCCGCAGGCTTATTTGATTCTAGTATCTCAGGCAGTCAAGCACCGTCGAATACATTGCTCGACCAAGCATTAGCGGCACAAAAGAAATACGACGAACTGTTCTCGAAGAGTGAGTCGCTTAAGCAACAGCAGAGTGAACTTGCTAGGAGTGTTTCAGATTCTGTATTGCAACCCATTACCGCACGCAGTCCACTAGGTAATACTCGCAAACTGTTACAGCAAGCCACGACGTTCCGTGACAACTTGTCTGCGTTACGAGACAAGGGTTTTGGTCCTGACATTATTGGTCAAGTTGCTCAAGCGGGTATTCTTGAAGGCAACAAGATCGCAAAGAGTCTGCTCAACTTGTCATCAGGTGATATCGCTGAACTGACACAGATGCGTACGGACATCGCCGCTATTGGTGCTCAGGCTGGTGAGATTGCTGGCAGTGTTATCTTTGGCGCAGACATTGCGAACGCAAACGGTGAACTAGATGCTCAGCGTTCTCTTGTTCGTCAGTTGTTCACTGACGCTATCGCTGAGGCGAAAGCACAAGCCGACGCTCAACGTGCTCTCACTGGTACGTTGTTCACTGATGCTGTCGCTGAGGCAAGAGCACAGTTCGACGCTCAACGTGCTCTCGCTCGCTCGTTGTTCACTGATGCTGTCGCTGAGGCACAAGCCAAATATGATCTACAGAAGACTCTCGTAGACGGGCTTGAAGCAAGCCTCGCTACAGCGAACACTCAAATGGCTAATCTCGTGTACGCAATTCAAGTTGATCTGTACAACACGATGTTCGGTTTCTTGGCAGGGTTCAATGGTGGTATCGACAAACTTAAGGGCGCACCAACACACGCTGACCCTGTTATGTCAATACCAAAACCACCAACGATTCCGTCTGCACCTGCACCCGTAGTATCTGCACCTGCTATGCCTAATCTACCTATCAACATCGACTTCGGTGCGATTGGTGAAACTATGGCACAGAAGATCAAGAAGTTGAAGCCGGGTCAGTTTGTCGGCTGGAATGACGGACCGTTACCGAACGGCGGTGCAATCGTTGGTGGTTACTACTTGCCACCGGGTCTTGACTTCAGTGGATTCCATGCTGAGGGTGGTGTGACTACTCGTGCGTCGCTCGGCGTCATCGGAGAGAACGGGCCTGAGGCGATCATTCCTCTGTCACGTATGGGCGAATTCGGTGGTGGCGACACGTACATCACTGTGAATGTTTCAGGCACTGTTACGAGTGAGCGTGATCTTGTTGAGCAGATTCGTCAGGGTCTTATTCGTTCGCAGAAGAGTGGCAAGGCGTTGATCGTATGAGCGGCGTTGTAGCGGCAACAACTTACGTGAAGATATCGAATAATAACGGGTTCTCTTTTGGTGACTTCATGGTTATCGGTGAAGGGATTGTTGGTGAAGCAGTTGTCGGTGATGACGGCTCAGTCAGTACAACTTTCTCGAATCCGGTTGCGGTCGATATTCGTAGAGGTCGAGAACTTATACTTGACACCTACAACACGGGCAGTGCATCAGTAACTGTTCAAGACTTCAGTACGTGGAATCCACTAACCATCACTGGCGTTTGGGCTGACAAGGTTGTGCCGGGTATTCAGATGCAGATCAAGGCTGAGTATCCGACGACAGTTCTTACTTGTGAAATTGGTGGTACGTCTACACCGTATGTCGCTGGTGCTTACGTTCCATCAACGGCTAACGAGTCGCTAGATGTTCGTCTTGCTTTTGTTGTAACAGACGGGCTTGACGGTCAAGTAGCGTCGCTTGCTGATGTCGGTACAAGTGGCGACGTTGCTTGGTTGTTCTACATAAACTACGGCACGTTGAATGTCTATCTCTCAGTCGACGGTACAAACTATTTCAACTTTGCGAGTACAGCGTTGCCTCAGTTTAAGGTCGGTACGAGTGTTGCTTTGCGATTCTTCTTCAGCGGTCAGACAGAGGAAGTGAGTTTCTATTATTGGGAGACCGAACCCGCTTTTGCTTTTGATGTTGTCAACAGCGATATCACGTGGAACTTAATCAACACCGCTACGAACGGTTCGCTGAACGCCCCGTTCGCGGCTAACGGCTACAAGTTGCGTCAGTCAACAAGCGCACTCAGAATTGCTAAAAGCAACTTCTTCTCGTCAGGCAAGTTCAATCTACTTGCGTTCTGTCTCAAAACTATGGTCGCTATCGGCAACATATACACAACGAGAAGTTCTTTTGACATGACAGACGGAACGAAGACTCTCGGAGCGGGAACGTTCACAGATGTTGAATCTCATACATGGACGAACGTAATATCGACTGCTACCTCTGTCACTTACTCGTACCCGCTATTCGCTGGATACATCTCGTCGTTCGACTACTCATGGGTCAAAGGTGTTGTGGGTTCTAACTTCGTTACGTTCAACGCTGAAGACGCTTTCAGGCCGTTGAACATGGTTGAAGTCGAAACTGTTACGGGTGCAAACATAAACGACTTACCCGGTCCTCGTATCACCCAAGTTCTCAACACTGTTTCATACCCCACGTCAGGTCTTTCTATAGCCACTGGAGACACACAACTTCAAGACGACGACGGTACTGTGCGTAATGTTCTGCCGTTGTTGCAAGCAATCGCAGAGTCCGACTTGGGTGATCTGTATGTTGAGAAGACAGGGTTCCTGAAGTTCGAGGACCGTTCTACTATCCAAAAGAAATACAACGCTACGCCTCTCTATTTCTCTGATGTTCCAGCAGTAGACGGCTACGACTATCAAGACTTCAATGTTGTATACGACGACTCTCAGATCATCAACGATGTCAGTATTGACAACGGTGGAGATGTTCAACAAGTAACAAACTCGACAAGCATCGCAAAATACTTCAAGCGTTCACTATCAAAGACTGGTCTCTTAATGGAGTACGACGCTGACGCTCTTCTAATGGCACAAACAATTTTGGCTAACCGCAAAGACCCAACGGTTCGTATAACAAACATTGGTTTAGACATAACGAAAGCGTCAAACGTTGAAGGTGAGAGATTGCTTTCGTCAGTGCTTGGTATCGGATTCGGTCACCCGTTGAGTGTAACGAAGAACTGGTATCAGACTGACCCCGACTTGATTGGCTTCAACCCCACGACGCTGAGTGACTTGCTTACTGTTCAGAGTATTAGTCATACGATTCGACCTGACCGTTGGGTCGTTGAGTTCGATACTGCTCTGCCGCTGATTGGTAAGAATTAGTGTTTACGATTACTGCATTCAACTTCTTCAACTCATAAAGGACTCTCATGCCCTCGACAACACCTAACACAGACTTCTTCACCGGGTATACGCTAACAGCGACACAACTGAACCGCTTCCCCCGTGGGGTGATGGCTTTTAATACTGCAACTACATCAGATTCAACGATCACAGGAGAAGAGGTACAGATCACAGGCTCTTCGTTCACAGCAGTTGCAAACCGCTATTACAAGATTACCTACTCTGAGCCTGCTATGAATTTTGCGTCAGGCTCTACGGGTAACATCATTGCTCGCATTAGGCTTACAAACCTTGCAGGCGTAGTTCAACAGCAAGCATATTCGTGGGTATTCGCTTCTTCATATGACGATATGTCTTGTGTTGCGGTAACCACTCTGACTGCTGGCACAACAAACTTTATTGCCACGCTTCAATCACCATCAGGCACGATGCAAGCGGCTCGTAGTGCAACGCAATATGCGTTTCTGCTTGTTGAAGACATCGGGCCTGCCTGATGACAAGTTTCGGTGCGACGACACCTATCACTTCTCGAACGTTGAACACAGCGTTCCTGCAACTCGAATCGCTTATAAGTTCACCGAACGCTAATAGTCTTTCAGGTACAACACTTGCCGCTAATGTGGTGAACTCGTCACTCACCTCTGTTGGTACTCTTGTGAGCGGTTCTATCCCAGCAACATTGCTAACAGGCTTTGTCGCTTCTGCCCGACTAAGTGGTTCATACACGGGCATCACAGGATTAGGGACTCTCACTTCGTTAACAGTTGATGGTGCTAACTCTCCTGCGATAACTATTGGTGATTGGTCAGGTAGTTCTAGCAACTCTGCTATTGCATCAAATAGTGGTCATTTAATTCTTGGGACAGTTGATGGTGCTGTTTATCTTCGTACAAATAATACAGGCGCCGTTTATATTGGGGCCAACGGTACGAACACTCTTACCGTTGGTAACGCCGTGGTAACAGTTGCAGGCTCAATGAACGCAACAACCTTCAGCGGGTCGGGTGCATCTCTAACATCTTTGCCTGCGGCTCAATTAACAGGTACGGTCTCTTCTCTACAACTGAGTGGTTCATATTCGGGTATCACAGGTTTAGGAACTTTGACTACCTTAACTATTGGTGGAGCAGGGGCGAACAGGGTTATCACTATCAACGCCCCTACTGGCTTCTACGCAATTCAATACTTCCAAATCGGTGGTGTTTTCAAGTGGCATTACGAAGTCAACCCTGCTGGCGACAGGTGGTCTTTAGTTCAGACGGGTGTGGCTGAACGAATTGGTGTCGATAGTGCGAGGTTAGCGTTTGATGGTGCTGGCTCTCCCTCTATTCAGATGGGCGACTGGTCTTCCGACTCTTCGTATTCGGCGATTCAGACCAGTAGAGGCTATTTGCTTCTTGGTCGTGCTTCGGCTGATGACGGCATATACTTGCGTTCTAGTGGCGCAAGTCCCGTACACATTGGTCAAGGCGGGCAAAATGCGCTTATAGTTGGTACTGCTGATATAACAATTGCTGGTGCTTTAAGATTGCCTGTTGCTAACTCGGCTATTTATTCTGTTGATGCACCGGGTGGTTTACCTTGGTCTAACGGTCCTGTTGTCCAAGGTACAAATGGTTGGGCTTTTTATTCTACTCAGGCTGCTTCATATCGTATGGGTTTTCGTGGCAGTACAGGTGGCACTCGATATATGTGGTGTGCTGACAACGCTTTGATTGGCGCACAACCTAATGATGCGTCTGTGACAACGACATTTAATGTCATTGGTAATATGCGTACCACGACAGGTTATTACGGATCGATCACTTATGGTTCGTATGGGTCATTAACAATACGAGGAACAAATAATGGCTATGCGGGTATTGCAACTCCTGATGTAACATCAGCAGTCATGTGGCAAAATGGTGTTTTTGGTGCTATTTTCGGTCATTACATAAATGATAATGCGTGGAACTTCTATGTTATTAACGGAACATACACCCCATCAGACGCAAGATACAAACGAGACATTCAACCGTTAGAACACGGAATGAACTTTATAAGAGAAATTGTGCCTGTCACTTACGACCCGTTGACGCAAAATCCTAACGATGACCCTGATGCAACTGTTGGTAGAACTCATTACGGGTTTACAACACAAAACATTTTGCAGGCACTCACAAATGCTGGCGAGACAAGAGATGTAGCGATAGTAGATATTGGTGGCCCTGATAGTGCTAGTGCTATGGGTAGCGATAGGCAATACTTAAACCATTCGGGACTTATCGCCCCTATAGTGAAAGCGATACAAGAGTTAGATTTACGACTACAACAATTGGAGACAGTATGAATGAGCAACCACAGGTAGATGCAAACAAAGTTATTGAATCTTTGCTACGACAGGTAGCGGAGTACGCTCAGAAGGTCGCTTTGTTAGAAGCGCACATTGCGGGGCAACAACCTGTCACAGAACCAGCCGTCGACGAATCAGTGAAGTAGTACGAACGTCTCGTGAACCGCAGAAGTAGGGTCGTTATGGTTTGCTGGTGGCTCGCTGTCATTGCTGTGCTTGTAAGCCTCGGCAAGTGCGACACTTCCAACGAGAACACGTTGCTACCCGCTAAGGTTGCCCGCTATGACCGCTAAAACCCCATTGGTGCGAAGTGTTCAGGACGTTCTTGAACGTGCCGTCGCAACGTACGTTCAAGTGTTTGCTGGCCTGCTAGTAGCCGCCAACACAGGTTTCACTGAGGTTGCCGACCTATCCGTCTTGAAGACGTGTGCTTTGTCCGCTTTACCCGCTGCTCTGTCAGTGGTGAAAAGCCTTGCGGCTATCAACCTTCCTGTCGGTGACTCGTCTGCTTCTGTACTACGTGTCGGCTACGAACGTGTCAAGCGTGTTGTCGAACGTGTTGAGGTTCCATTTGAGGTACGCGTTGTCGAACCAGCACCGACACAGAAACGACCTGTCAAGAAGATCTCCACTACCCCTGTGACGGCTACCAAGAAGCCAGCAGTGAAGAAGCAATCCGCAAAGAAAGATAAATAACATGGCTCGCAAATATACAG